GCCGGGCGTCTATCGCAACGGCACCGACTACCAGAGCAAGGGCCGCTGGCGAGATGCCTCGCTCGTGCGCTGGTACGAAGGCACCATGCGCCCGGTGGGCGGCTGGCGCAAACGCGCTTCGGGCCAGCTTACGGGCAAGGCTCGAGGGCTTATCGCGTGGCGCACCAACGCCAATGCACGCTGGATCGGCATTGGCACGCACAGCAAGCTCTACGCGATGAACGAGGCCGGCACGATTACCGACATCACGCCATCCGGCTTTACCGCTGGCAACGCTGATGCGGTCGTGAACTTCGGTTATGGAGGTGGCCCATACGGGCTATTCGCCTACGGCACGCCGCGAGCGGACACCGGCACGGTCACACCGGCCACTACTTGGACGCTCGATAACTGGGGCGAGTACCTTCTCGCCTGCTCCAACGCAGACGGCAAGATTTACGAGTGGCAGCTCAACACGGCGAACGACGCGGTGGCGCTGACCAACGCGCCGACCGACAACAAGGCCGTACTTGTTACGGCAGAGCGTTTTGTGTTTGCTCTGGGGGCCGGCGGCAACGCACGAAAGGTGGCGTGGTCGGACCAAGAAGATAACACGATGTGGACGCCGGCGATCACGAACCAAGCCGGTGACATTGAGCTTGAGACGGTCGGCTCTATCGTAACCGGAAAGCGCCTTCGTGGCGTAAATCTTATATTCACAGACGTTGACGTACATACCGCTCAGTACCAAGGCGCGCCGTTCGTGTACGGCTTTGAGCGTATCGCGACGGGATGTGGCGTCATTAGCGCACAGGCCGTTGCTGCAGTGGAGTCTGTCGCATATTGGTGGTCGCCCTCTGGGTTCTTCACATACGACGGTTTCGTGCGCCCGCTCAAGTGCGACGTGCTGGATTACGTCGTCGGCAACCTTTCTCAGACGCAACGATCAAAGGTATACGCAGTCGCCAACAACCAATTTGGTGAGATTTGGTGGTTCTACCCAAGCGCCTCAAACACTGAGGTGGACTCTTATATCGCTTATAACTACCGTGAGAATCATTGGACGATTGGCTCACTGGCGCGAACCTGCGGCACGGATCGTGGTGTCTTTACCTACCCGCTGATGGTGTCGGTTGACGGGTACGTTTACGAGCATGAGGTCGGTGTGACCTATGATGGTGCGGTGCCGTATGCGCGCACCGGGCCGATTGAATTCGGCGACGGTGATCGTTTGATGGTCGCGAAGCAGCTCATTGCGGACGAGAAGACGCAAGGCTCTGTCGGCGTGCAGTTCATTACGAAGTTTGCGCCAAACGGGTTGGAAACAACGAAAACTTATACAATAGACTCCATATACACCCCGGTACGCTTTACCGGCAGACAGGTGGAGATGAAGGTGACAGGAGACTCCATGACCGACTGGCGTGTGGGCGTGATGCGTCTTGATGCTGTGCCAGGTGGCCAGCGATGATCGGTACAGAAGACGTTGAGGGACTGGAACACGTCGCCAAGTTTAGGGAGCCGATTGAGCGAGCCCTAGTCGAAGGCTATGGGCAGATGAATTATCAGGATGTGGTTGACCACATCAAGAGCGGAGAGTTTCAGTTTTGGTCGTCGGAAAATTCCTGCGTGATTACCACGATAGATATTTTCCCGCGCCTAAAGCAACTGACGATAGTGATTGGTGCCGGCGATTTAAACGAAATTGACACCATCATTCGCCCAGTCGTTGAAGATTGGGCAAGGCATATTCAGTGTGACACGTTGTTAATTATGGGCCGCCCCGGCTGGCAGCGGGCGCTTGAAGGCTACCGCCGCACGGCGGTGGTACTGGAGAAAAGACTGTGAGCAATTTGTTCAAATCCAAGAGTCAACAGACCTCATCGACCTCTTACGACCCGCGCATATATGGCGAGTCGCTGCAAAACTTGCAGTTAGCCGAGCAGGTCGCTGCGATCCCGTTCCAGCAGTACCGTGGCCCGATGGTCGCGCCGTTTACTCGCGACTACATGACGGGCGAGCAGATGACGCGTGCGATTGCCGCGCAGGGCGGCTATGTGCCAGAGGTTGAGCAGGCCGCTCGAGCCACTCAGGCGGCGCTTGGCTTTCAGCCCGCGACGGTTAGGGCAGAGCAGGTGCAGACGCAGTTTGCGCCAGATCGAGTGCAGGCCGGACAGGTCGGCGCTGACTTTACCTCACGCGACGTGGGCGGTGCTTTGCGAGGCGGCCCAGAGCGTGTGACGGGGCAGCAGATCGGCACGCAATTCGGTGCGCAGAATGTTGGCAGCGCCTTGCAGGGCGGCCCGCAGAACGTGCAAGCCGGGCAAATCGGCACCCAGTTTGGCGCCGGGAATATCGGCGCAGAGCGTGTTGGCGGCGCATTGGGGGCCGGCCCTGAGCGAGTGCAGACGGGACAGATTGGCACGACCTTTGGCGCTGCAAACATTGGCGCAGAGCGTATCGGCGCATCGCTGGCCGGTGGTCCGCAAAACGTACAGGCTGGTCAGATTGGCGCACAGTTCCAGGCGCCGACTGCGCGTGCAGCGCAGTTCACCGATGCGTCGCTGGGTCAGTATATGGACCCGTACCAGCGAGATGTCATTGAGGCCGGGCTTTCCGATATTAGTCGGCAAGACGAGCTGGCTAGACAGCAGCGCGCACAGCGCGCAACGGCGGCTCGTGCATTCGGCGGCTCTCGTGCTGCTATCCAAGAAGGCATCGCGGCAGGTGAGGCGGCGCGTGAGCGCAATCGGTTTGTAGCCGAGCAGCGATCACGCGGCTTCCAGCAGGCCGCGCAGTTGCGAGAGTCCGATGTGGGTCGCGCACAGCAGGCAGAGCTTGCCAATCAGGCTGCGCGCCAACAGGCCCAGCAGTTGGGATTGACTGCCGAGCAGTTTAACGTAGGGCAGGGGATGCAAGCCCAGTTGGCGAACCAACAGGCTCGCCAGCAGTACATGCAGATGGGGATGTCTGCTGAGCAGGCTAACCAGCAGGCCGCCTTGGATGCAGCAAGAACCAATCAGGCTGCGCAGTTGCAGGCACAGCAGTTGGGGTCACAAGCCCAGCAGTTCAACGTGCAGCAAGGCACGCAGGCTGCGCTGGCCAACCAGCAGGCCGTGCAGGATTACATGCGCATGGGCCTCACGGCGGAGCAGGCGAACCAGCAGGCTTCGCTCGATGCGGCGCGCACCAATCAGGCCGCACAGCTTCAGGCCCAGCAGATGGGGACTCAGGCTCAGCAGTTTAACGTGCAGCAGGGGATGCAGGCGCAGCTTGCTAACCAGCAGGCGCGTGAGCGATTTATGCAGATGGGGCTTACCGCAGAGCAGGCCAACCAAGCCGCGCAGTTGCAAGCGCAGCAGATGGGCTCGCAGGCTCAGCAGTTCAATGCGCAACAAGGAATGCAGGCGGCGCTTGCCAACCAGCAGGCTCGAGAGCGGTTCATGCAGATGGGCCTCTCTGCCGAGCAGGCCAACCAGGCGGCGAATCTGCAGACGCAGCAGATGCGTCAGCAGGCGCAGCAGTTCAATGTTGGGCAAGGAATGCAGGCGCAGCTGGCCAATCAGGCCGCCGCCCAGCAGGCCGCCCAGATGGGGCTCACCGCGCAGCAGTTCAACGCGCAGCAGGCCATGCAGGCCGGTCTTGCCAACCAAGGCGCCGGGTTACAGGGTGCGCAGTTCCGACTCGGAGCGGCGCAGCAGTTGTCCGGTCTTGGACAGCAGGCGCTGCAGAACCGCTACGGCGCGGCTCAGTCTATGATGGGCATTGGCTCGGCGCAGCAGCAGCTTGCGCAGCAGTTGATGAGCGCGCAGCAGCAGGAGTTTATGCGCCGCATCAACTACCCGCTGCAGCAGCTTGCCATCCGGCAGGGTGCGGTGGCGGCGTCGCCGATCAATCAGCAGGGAAGCACGACGAGCACGCAGCGCGGCAGCCCGCTACAGATCGCTGGTCAAATTGGCTCAACCGCGATGGGACTCGGCTGGCAAGGCTTCGGCTCAGATATGCGCATGAAGACCGGCGCGAGGAAGATCAAGAACCCGCTCGACAAGGTGAACCGTCTAAAGGGCATCGAGTTCGAGTGGGAAGACGGATACGGCTCAGAGGAAGGCGAAGACGAAGGTGGCGAGCGCGATATGAGCGTGTCGGCGCAGGACGTTGAGAAGGTCATGCCGAGTGCCATCAGCCGTCGCAAGAGCGATGATATGCGTCAGGTCGATGTGCCGCAGGTGATTGGTCTGCTGACCGAAGCTGTCAAAGAGCTTGATGCTAAGGTAAGCAAGAAGGTGCGCAAATGATGTACGGCGACCCTAATGCTCCGGTTTCCTTTACTGCGGAGACCAACCCGCTGAAAAGGCAGATGCAGCAAGACTCCGATTCATTTAGTCTTTTTGGAAAGAAAATGAAAAAGAAGGATGTTATGGACATCCTTAAAAACCTTTCTGGTGGTGGAAACGATGAAGAGGAAGAAACAAGTTTTGCGCCTCTTCCATCGGGAAGAAAAGCCTCAATGCCGAGCTACAAACCGGCAGAACTTTACGGTGGCTATCTTTCTTTGTACGGCGGCAAGAAAGTCCGTGGCGGACTTTTAGGGGATTAACATGGCACTTTTAGACGTTTTCAGAAACATTGGCGAAAAGATGGGCCGTGGTATGGAGCGGAACATCGGTGGCCTTCTAGGCGTAGCGCCGGAGGATATGACCGAAGAGGAGCGAAAGCAGGCGCGCCGTCTGTCTCAGATGGCCGTATTTGACGCGCTCGCCAAGGGCACTACACCGACTGCCGGTTTACAGGGTGCGGCTGAGTTGCTTGGTGCGCAGCGCGAGAAGCGTGCCGTTAAGAAGCGTCAAGAAGAGGCGCAGCAGGAGATTGGCCGCATAGCTGGAAGGCTTTACGGCGGCGCTCCTGCCGCGACGATGCCAGAGCAGGCAGCCGATGGCTTGACTGGTGTGAACATCCAGTCTCAATACAGAGTCGATCCGCAAGACGCGCTTCGCAGAATGTACTCCACGCCTGCCGGAATGGACGCCTCTACCATGGCGCCGGGGCTGTTGAAAAGCGCGGAAGAAGCCGCTGGGCCGAAGGATTACATTTATCAAAACGTATCTGGAGTCGGCCTTGTCGCGGTCAATCGCAAAGACCCGTCAGATACTTTTGTTGTCAAAAGCGAAGTGCAAAGAGCCGGCCCGGGCAGGGATCGCATTAAGATTCTTTCTGCCGCAGAGGCTAGAGCATTAGGGCTTCCCCCGACCCGCGTATATAAGCAGAACCTTACGACTGGCGATGTCTCTGCTGTTGAGGGTAGCGAAACCAAGGCGCCCGGCGTGCTTTCTGCTGATGATGAAGAGAAATATCAGAAGGCAAAGGGTGATCTGAAGAATGCAAGAGCCCTGATACAAAACCTTAGACAAGTTTCTGCAGAGGTTCCTGCATATAAAGCACTAGCAGGTGAGGGGGCTGGATGGCTTGAGTCGTCTTATTCGTTGGCGCTGTCTGCAATTAGACAGTTGCAAAATAGTGGCGTATTGAACGTCGGCGAACTTCCGTTCTTGAGCAAAGCTCTTTCTGATCCAACTACGCTTTCTTCTATCCTTACGTCCCCGCTTCAAAGGCGCAAACTTGATGGGCAGATTAGCACTGTGCTTGGTCTGCTTGATTCGCAGCAGGCAGTTCTTGATGAAAGGTTTGGAAAGACTCCTCCGGTTGCTCCGCAGAAAAGCGCAGGATCACCTGCCGCGTCTGGGTACAGAAGGGGGAGAAAGCCTGACGCTCCCGGGGCTGATGCCGTAAAAAGAGCTGAGGGGTATTACTAATGGCTAAGTCAACAATCGAGCACTTCCGCGCTTTGCAGAAAGCGCGTGCGGCTGGAGACGAAGAGGCTGCGCAAGTCATTGCCAAGAAGATGGTGGATGACATGAACACGGCAGAGCGCACAATGTTTGGCGCTGCCAGCGGTGTTGCCAATGTCGTGCAGAACGTCGGAAACATCCTTGGTCTTGTTGAGGATGAGACTGTGCGTGAGACGCGCGCCTTGACGCAGCCATTGCGTGAGACGACAGCCGGTCGCGTTGGTGAGTTTGGCGGTGAGCTTCTCACGTCAATCGTACCGGCTGCCGGTGTTGTGCGTGGAGTAAGTGCTGCTGCAAGGCTTGCCCCATCATTAGCACGAACTTCCGCTCTAACTCGCGGTGTCGCAACTGGCGCGACAGAAGGCGCAGTGCAGGGCGCAGTCACCGCTGGCCCAGATGAGCGTGGAGAGGCCGCCTATCTTGGCGCGCTGACTGGCGGAGCATTTCCTGCTGCTGGTGCCGCTTATCGCGCTGCTCGATCTGGGGTGCGTCCGACTCGAGCAGCAAGAGAGTTGACCAGACAAGGAGTTGAACTAACACCCGGTCAGATGAACCCAGAAGGGGTGCTTGGTCAGCTTGAAGAGACAACAGAGGCGCTTCCGTTCGTCGGGCCTATGGTTCGTGGCGCACGTCAGGAAGGATGGCGGCAGACGCAAAAACTTGTCGCAGAGACAGCAGCGCCACCAGGATTCCAGAATGCTATTCCTAACAATCCTAACAAGGCTGTTGATGCTTTGAGAAAAGGGTATAACGATGCTTACAAAGTCGTTGAGGGAATTGATGTCACTCCATTCGGGCTGAACACAGCCTTTCAAAAAGCAGTCAAAGACAGATCAACACTTGTTCTGAAAGATGATGTTCAATCGGTGTCGCGATTTTTGAAAAATCAGCTTTCTGGCATTGAAGGCAGAGGAATGCTAAAAAGCGACGATCTTCTAAGACTCAGAAGCAATATTCGTGAGCAAATCAGAGCTCGTGATATTTCGACAGGAAGCGAGAAGCTGCTTCTCAATGCTGAGAAGGCTGTGACAGATGCGCTTGAGGCGCAGCTTCCTGCTGATGCGATGAGGGCACTAAGAGACATTGATAGGCAATATGCAAAATTTGCGGTATTCAGACGTGCGGTAGAGAAAGGCAAAGACTCACCGTCTGGATTCACGCCAAGTCAACTCTCAACTGCCGTGAAAGAGGCGACAGATTCCGGTGAGTACGCCGCTGGAGGTGGATTGCTGCGACAAGTTTCTGGCCCCGCTGCCGATGTGTTTGCCACAACGCAGCCAAAGACTGGGCGAATGCTTGCCACGCTTGGCGCGCTTGGACTTGGCGGATATAGCGCATATCAAGACCCGACTGGTGCGGCTTTGCCGCTTGCTAGCCTTGGACTCTTGTACGGCACCTCCGCAGGCCGTCGCGCTGCTCTAGGGCAGACCGGCTTGCAGCGCGGCTTGCGTCAGCTTGAGCGCACAGTGCGTCGTGAAATCCCGAAGGCATACCGGCAGGCAGCGACCTCTGGAATTCGTCGCACTGGCGCGTACGCCGTGCCGGGACTACTGATTGACGAAGAGGATATGTACGAATGAGCGAACCCTCCTGGCTCACCCTCGCGCGCCGCTACCGTGGCGTCGCCGAGATACCCGGCAAGGCGACCGCGCCGGTGATCTCGCGCTGGCTGCGTAGCCTCAAGGCGTGGTGGTCAGATGACGAGACTCCGTGGTGTGGCGTGTTCGTGGCCGCTGTGATGCAGGAGGCGGGTTATGAGCGGCCCAAGCACTGGTACAGGGCCAAGGCGTGGGCTGATTATGGCAGCGCGCTGAGTGGCCCAGAAAAAGGCTGTATCGTCGTCTACGACCGCAGGGGCGGTGGGCACGTCGG